CTCTTTTTATTACACAGATTTGAACGCTGTTAACCTGTTTGTTAAGTTTGTGAACTTAAAATATTAACATTGGCATTAAACCTTTTAAAATACAGTGAGTTAGCTAAGAGTTTGCAGGTTAACATAGCAACTGTCAGTATGGCAGTGAAGCGCGCTAAGTTAGTCGTGGGGGCGGGCAAGACCATTGACATAGATGATCCGGTTAACAAATCATGGATTGAGAATCAGATACAAAGAGGAAAGACTTTCGACCTAAACCGTATAATCACCAAACAAAAGCCACAACAACAGGAAACGGACGATACCGAAGATGATACAATCATTGATGATATTCTTAATTCGGATGACGATCCAAAAAGTAGAGATGCGTTAAGAAAGTTATTACTAAAGGAAAGAAAATTAAAAGTTCAAAAACTTGAGAAGGAAAACCGATTGAAGCAGATTGAGATTGATAAAAAGTCCGGCGACCTCATCCCGGTGGATGCTGTTCGAAATGTTTTCCTTTATTCAGTTGAGACTTTCAAAAATAAATATCTCCAGGAGGCGAAAAGCATTTCTACTTTAATGGTAAAAATGATGGACGGCACCCATGATGATTTAATCAGGATTCAAAAGCAGATGACTGAAATCATAAATGAGAATTACAGTGAGGTTAAATCCCAATTGATTGATGGAGTTGATGGAATCGTTGAAGAATATAAAGAGGTCAGGTCGCGAGGTGAAAAAAAATAATATTATGAATCAAAAAACATCAAATCATATTGGCAACACAGTATTGTCAGCCAACGAAAAAGATGAGGTACTTAAAAGCTTTATGAAAGAGTTCTTTCCTTTTGGTCCGATGAAAAAATGTGGATTTTTTACTAAGGAAATGAAAGGAGATTATAAAGCGCAATCGGAAAAGGTATGTAGCTATTTTGGATATAAATCTATTTACGAATATGGCGCCAAAGAAGTAAGATGTCATTTATCAACAGGTGAATATTATGATGGGGTGAACGAAAGTGGTGAATTAGTAGAAAAACCATTTGTAAATATTATACCCAGTATTTATAATTCTTAGCTTTAGAATGCCAAGTAAGTAAATAAATTAATGACCCTCCAAAATCAAATCCTTGACATCTTTCAATCAATTCCAGATACAAAAATGGAATTGTCACCCTCTCAATTTGCCGAAAAATACCGGAGGTTGACTAGTGACGTTTCTGAAGTTCGGGGAAAATACAAGTATAATCTCACTCCATCTATTCGCGAGATTGTTGATACGCTTTCACCTTATCACCCAGCTAAAGTAGTTGGAATAATGAAAAGTGCTCAGATAGGATTTACGGAAGGTGTTTTAGTAAATGGAATTCTTTGGATCATCGCAAATAACCCAGGCAACATTATGGCACTTTCGGCTGATGATGATTTATCTAAAGAAATGGTAGAATCTCGATTGGATCAGGGAATTGTAAGTTGCGGAATTCATCATCTTATCAGACCAAATACAATCCGAAGAAGAAACGTAAGAACTGGCGACACATCAAAAAGTAAAGAATTCGCAGGAGGGCGGGCATTTTTTGGCGGGCTAAAATCGGTTGACAAGTTAGGAAAACAAAGATCGCTTAAGTTTGGATTCTTTGATGATTGGGATGCGGCCCCAATTTCAGACAAAGAGCAAGGAAATATTTTTGATTTGATTCAGCAACGATTTAGCACGGCTGCAGATTCCATGAAACAATATTATATTTCTACTCCACAAACTAGACCTTCCAATATTGAGAAAGTTTATCTCATGGGTGACCAAAGAAAATGGAATATCCCATGTCCGGAGTGCGGGGAGTTTATAGAAATACTTTGGAACGAAACTATAGACGGCGAAAAGGTAGGTATTATTTTTGACCTGGATAAGTCCGGTAAGTTAGTTGAAAGCTCAGTAGGTTATGTTTGTCAAAAATGTGCATCATTCTTTAAGGAAAAGCATAAATATGAAATGAATCTTTCCGGCAAATGGATCCCATCTGTAGAAACAACGCGACCTGGATATTATTCATATCACATAAATTGCTTAACAGCCGCGCCGTTTATGTATGATTGGACACATTACGCTCATCAATGGGCGGGGATCTATAATAAAGAAATGACCAGTAAATCAAAACTAAAAGTTTTCATAAATTTAGTTTTGGGACAACCCTGGGAAGAAACAAAAACAGATATTAAGGCAGGATCACTTATGAAAAACACACGACCTTATGACCATGGCATAATCCCCAATGAACTAGCCGAAAAAGACGGGAACGGTAGAATTATATTGCTTACATGCGCATGCGACCTGAATGGAACCATTGATGATGCGAGATTAGATTATGAAGTGTTAGGCCATTCAATGACCGGAAGTACTTATTCTATTGACCAGGGCAGCGTAGGAACTTACGAGCCAGGGGATAAAACAGACCGGCCAAAATGGACCTACAGGAATGAGGAAAAAAATAATGTATGGGATCATTTTTATAATGCAATTGTATTGAAGGAATACCCATGCGATGATGACGATAAACCACCTATGAAAATAATTATGACCGGAGTTGATACCGGATACTATGCTCATTATGCATATGGCTTTATTGATCAATTTGAAGGCATGGCAGTTGTCGGAATAAAAGGAGGTAGCGAAGAAAAGAAAATGAAAGCCGGTCAGGATATACCAAAATTTAAACCAGCCAGGGAGCGACCGAACCTTTTTATTATTCAGACTGATTTAATCAAGGACGATATGGCAGAAAGAATTTCTTTGAAGTGGTCCAAAAAAACTGAAATTTCACAACCTCCGGGATTTATGAATTTTCCCAATCCGGATAATCATCAAAACAAATATACTGATTATTATTTCAAGCAATACGAAAACGAACAAAGGGTAGTTGATGAAAATGATGAAGGAGATGCTATTGGATGGAAGTGGAAAAGAAAATATTCTTCTGCCCCAAATCATTATATGGATTGTTTCGTTTATAATATGGCGCTCAGAGATATATTTTCAACTCTATTTATGAAAGAACTTGGAATAAAATATTCAACATGGGCAGATTTTGTAACAGAAATGAAAAAATATTTGTAGATTTGATTAGACATTTTTCGTGGTTGGTAGTAAAAAGGCATCGCTGTGGTCACGGTGCCTTTTGTTTTTATAAAAATAATTTGCAATCTTTGAATAATGAGTTGTACCGAAATAATTTATATAAATTCCGCTTCTGATCTTAGAGATAAAATTACCAGGTATGATGCGATAATAAATGCACTCGGAAGTCTTGTTTTAGACGACACATCCGCCAAGGCTGGAATTGAAGAATATCAACTCGATGATGGGCAAACCAAAATCAAAACTGTTTATACTACTGTGGCATCTCAAGCCAGGGCAATAGTAGAATTTGAAAGGCTGAAAAATAAAGCAATCAATCAATTAAATGGCCGTCAAATGGTCATGCGTCCACACCAAGGATTAAGATGAATATATTTTCTGGAATATGGAATGATTTTTTCCCCAATCAACTTCATGTTGATTCAGGCCCGGTTTATGAAGAATCTGAAAGGCCAATTGACAATCATTTAGCCGGAAGCAAATCAAATACATTTTGGTCAGGCAGAAATATGGTCGCGTTTGATGGCGAAAAAACTCCTTATGAAATGGGCACGCCATTGAATTATGATGATGATTATTACAGACTTCGCGCCCGTACCTGGCAAGCATATCTTGAAAGTGATATAGTTCAAAATGCAATTCGTAAGTATTGTTTATGGATTGTCGGGCAAGGATTAAAACTACAATCCACACCCGAAGAACTTATAATAAAAAAAGCATTCCCATCATTTGGAAAAGATCAATTAAAAGAATTCACCGATTCCGCAGAATCATATTTCAGGCTTCATGCAAAAAGCCGTGAAAGCGATTATTCAAGAATGACCAGCTTACATCTCCAGGCGGCGGCGGCTTTGAAAAATGCTATCATGGCCGGCGATGTTCTTTGTATTGCAAGATTTGATGGGAAAAATGAAACTATTCAAATCATTGATGGAAATAGAATTTATACTCCAATCTTGAGTGATGAATTGAAGGCAGTTCAAAAAAGAGGTAATACAGTCGTTAGGGGAGTTGAGATAAATAAAAGAGGCGAGCATATAGCATTTTTTGTTTTTGGTGATGATTTGAAATTTACCCGTGTTTTAGCCAGAGGCGCAAAAACTAAAAAGCTTCAGGCGTGGTTAATGTACGGCTCAAAATATAAGCTGAACTCAGTTCGTGGATTGAGTTTGTTTAGTGCTGTTTTGGAAACAGTCGCCAAGATGGATAGATACAAATCCGCAACCCTTGGAGGTGCGGAAGAAAATGCAAAGATTCCATTATCAATCGAACATAATCAGTTTTCAGATGGTGAAAATCCTATGCAAAAACAAATGGCCCAATCATTTGGAAAGGACAAAGGAACGGCAAAGGAGACTTTTAATGATTGTGAACAGGTAGCCACAAAGGTAGCTCAGACGACTGAAAAGAGCGTTTATAATATGCCGATCGGATCTAAGCTGATGATGCATAAAGGATCTTCTGATTTACATTTTGGAGATTTCTTCGGTGTGAATGCTGAAATTGTTTATGCCACTATCGGAATTCCTCCAGAGGTTGCTTTTGATAAATTCGGTGGCGCTTATTCTGGGAGCCGTGCAGCTTTGAAAAGTTGGGAATATAAAATGATGGTGGATAGAGCAAACATCATGCAGCATGATTATTATCAACCATTCTATAATTTTTGGTTAGACATCAATGTTTTAAATGGAACAATTCAAGCTCCGGGATATCTTCAAGCTTTAGTGGCAAAGGATACCAAATTATTGAATGCTTATAGATTGGCCAGGTTTATTGGCGCAACTGTGCCGCATATTGATCCGGTTAAAGAAGCGAATGCGAGCCGAATTAAATTAGGTAAAGCGTTTGGTAATATTCCATTGACCACAGGCGAGCAGGAAAGCGAAAATTTGAACACAGGTGATTTTGATAAAAATTTAATAAAAGCAGAAAATGAATTTAAGAAAGCAGATACTTTTGTTGACGCTCTTGATGCTGACAGCACAGTTATCGAAGAGCCAATTCCTAGTACCGGAGAGGATTAGAAACTTTGATCCTACAAAGTCGGCGGTTTTTTCTGACGATGTACAAGGAGGAATGCACCAGGTCGCTGACAAGACGGCGCGCGATGCTATTGAACAAGATTTCAGAGTAGTAGGCATGTCTGTATCATGGTTTGAGAATTCCATGTGGGTGACAAAAAGATATGAAGGGTCGGGAACTTTAAATGTTGATTGGATTAACGATACCAATTGGACAGATATAGGGGCTCTTGATTCTATTTATGTCACAATGACAGCCGATACTTTATTTGCCATTGATGCACTTTATTTACAGGGAAAAAAGTTTGACACCTTAAACATTGGGGGCGAGTTTGATGGAACGCGAGCCATAAAAACAATTCCAGATTTAGGTGATATTTTCGGAAGTTCAACAACCGGAGGATTTTTAGATAGTGCTTTTTTTGGTTTTGTCTCAGCGACAATTGATATAAACGTTGCTGATTCCCTTTTTGAGATAGGGACAAATAATTCTATTTTAACCACTGGCCAAACAATTGTAAATGATGAGCCAAGTTTAAGTGGAGGTATAGTTCAGAGGATTTTCCCAGATACCTTAACGGTCCATTCATTTGGAAGTGGACAAAGCTATTCAACGAATATTACATTTTTCCCTCAACAATCAGCAGATTCAACACTTATAGAACAATACCATGCTTTGCAAGTTGGTTCAATTTCGGATACAATCACATCTGATATCAAAACCTTAAATTCTGTCTATCCTTTTCTGTTCGGAACTTCTGTCAACGATTTAAGCGGAGGCGGTTCGGATGTTTATAATCAACTCAATAAAACAGTCGAGCAAAAAGGAAATAAAACCAAAACATTTACACCTGCCAGCGATATATTTCTTTACTATACATACCCGAATAGCTACGGAAGTTTAGTAAAGATTTTAGATAATAGCGGACTGAATGTCACCGGAGCATTTGACCGGACAACAAATGATGTCACTTCATTGACTTTAGATGAGAACTGGACAGAGAGTTATGCAATTTATAAGCTTGCAAATCTTACGACTATATCAAGCGACCAAGCGTACACATTTTTATTTTCAACAGATACTACAACTCAGATAAATCCTCCTGCGGTCGCAGAAATAAAACAGTCATTTACCGTGTTGGATGGGAATGCTTCTGATGCATTTTTTGTTAATAGTGATGTAAATGTCATTGAAATTACTTTAGATGTGGCATTAACTGTAGATTGGACACCCGCAAGTATTACGGGTGTAATTCAAAATCGAACTTACTCATGGGTAATTCTTAAAGAAAGTGACAATGGAATTGATATGAGCGCGACAACAGGAGCTTATTTTGATGATGATATTGATCCATTTTTCAATTTGATTGATATTACAACAACACAAAAAAGGGTAGTTGTTCCAGCTGTGGGCTTAAAAAGTACAGCGATTCAATTTTCAAACATGATTATAACTGGCACCGGATATGTGGAATAAATTATTAATTCTATTTTTATTTATTTCTTCTTTTGCGGAAGGGCAATTTTTACAGCGGAGTAATGCGCCTAAAGATAGCCTAATTCAACATATTTTTGATAAACGAGGTCGTGAAATTTACCAAGACACATCCGGTATAAATATTCAAAACGTTTGGTTTGCGCCTGATAATGGGCAAGGAAAGAAGCACAGACCCATTCAAAAGGGTAGAATTTACAATTTCACAGGAATTGAAACTATTACATATCCACAATCAATTACAACTATAATCGACCAAGATGGAAATGACCTGAGTTCTTTTTTGGTAGGCCAAGTTCTTACACCTGGTATTGATTCAATATCAAAAATAATTATAAACGGAACGGATGTTTATAATTGTGATGAACAGTTAGGATTTATTAGCTATCAAAATATTTTTAACGGAAACCACGCATCATTAAACTTAGGAGGATCATCGGAGATTTCATTTCACGCCACCAATCATTCCTTACCTAGTATTCAAAATGAAATTGGGTTTTCAAAAGCAGGATATTTTGATGCGGCGCGGTACTTAAATCTTGGATATCATAGCGAATTTGAACTTCAAAATTTTACATACAAATATAAAGGTATATTAACGGCAAATAATGTTATTATTGGAACGATTAATCAACGACAAGAACCATCTTTAAATAGTGGCGTATCATTTTATTTAACTATAGGTAACGAATTGCGAATAATACTTACTCAAAATGCATCAACTTCAATCGGATATACTTATGGTACAATTTCTATTGAATTAAATAAATTTATTGATTTAGAAATAGAAAAAAATGGGACTCAATTAAAAGTAACTTTAAACGGTCAGGTAGAAACAAAGACGGTTATTTTGAGTATTTTCTATCAATTAGGTAACTCAAACACTAGAGTTGGAGCATATAGCGTAAATACCGGTTCATTGCTTAGAGCAGAAGGATATTACTATACAATTCAGCTTATTGATGATGATTTACTGAAAGAACTAATTAATCTTAATTATATTAATGGCAACGAAACATCTGTTCAAAATATAGCTGAATTTGCACCTATAAATAGCGATGCGATTTGGTCACCTACGGACGATGGAAAATATACACATATCCCTATTGCCGGAAACGGAAAAGGTAATATAGATATTTCTGGAAACATAGTTCCAAAAGTCTACCACGGCCCAGTAAGATACGAAACAACAATAGAACCAATTTTATTAGTGCCTGATGGAATAATAAAACTCACACATTTTGACCTTTCAGGAATAACAATCACATCATCTCAAGGAACATCCACACCCTCGAAATCCGGAAATGATATTTTATTAACTTCAGGAAATTTACGAGAATTAATTCTATCGAATAATGATAGATATCAGTTTTCAGAATTCACCGGAGATACCATTTTTAATACTGTAAATTTAGATCATTTATTAATTGATCTAAATGGAAGTGCAATTAATCCTTTTGGAAATGATACTTCAGCTTATCCTTATAATCAATTAAATGGATATTGGAGTAATTCAAGTGACACCGTAAAAGCCCCAATTGAGACAGATTTTTATAATATCTTAATCCCGGGTAGCCCAAAAGTAATAAACAATTCAGGAGATGTTTATGATCGTAATTTTGCCGATGCGCCTGCGTTAGAATCTGCCAACGTTCATATTGATGAAAACATAACCTTTGATTCGATAACAGCAGATTTAACAAGATTTTACCGGAATAGTGAAACCGGAATAGTGAGGGATTTGATTGTAAATTCTAATTTTCCTGAACCAATTTCAGGCAGTAGTAATTTAAGAAATAGAATTAGGAATTATATTCAAAGGACGGATGAGATATATAATTTTTCAGGCATTGAAAAAGTAACTATTCCAGATGTGCCTGATTTTGAAAGGACATCAACATTTTATTTAAAGGCATCTATCCAGCGAACAGGCGATGATGCGTTTGAGGGGGTGATATGGAATTCTTATATAGATAGTGCCGGTGATTTGATTGGGCTTAGGATTGTTTTAAATAACTCAGGCCCAAACGCAAAAAAATTACTCGTCTCATTAGAGGGGGTGGGAGTTGGTCAGGACATATTTATACTATCAAGCCCAGTTTTTGAGCTAGGCATTAGATATACAATTGAAGTATTCTACGATGGAAGTTCAGACGATACGGGCATATCTTTGAAAATCGACGGGCAATTTGTAACTCCTGAATCAAGCTTTGGAACTTTGACTAGCAATGTATCTACCGGAAATGGATTTGCAACGGGTAAACTTAAAGGAATAGTCACCGATGTAGGTGGTATAATAATTAGTCAGATAGAATGGGATATGGACGGCACTAATTATTTCAAAACTGAATGTGCAGACAATGGAGATTTAACCTGTGTTGATTTATCAGGACAGGGCAATGACGGTACAGTTGATTTGGATACAACTCCAAGACAAGATTTCTTTATAACAGAATAATATGAAAAATATAATTTTAATATTCCTTTTGATCAGTTCTTTTGCCAATGCGCAAAGAATAACATACGATAAAGGATCCCTAACCGGATCTCAAATATATGAACTCACTCTTTTTGCAGGCAAAAATTATGTTTTGAAAAATAATGAAATTGTTACAGATTCCAGATTTTCAAACATTAATGAAATAATTTCCTTATTGGATTTTTGCCAGATCACAGATTTTGAGATATGGCTAGAAATTCCAACTGCGCAATTGAATAATGATATATTATCTGGTCTTTCCTGGTCAACTTATACCAGCGAAAACGATAGTATAATTCATAGAAAATGGGAAGATATGCAGCTATTAAAATATAGCATCGATTCAACCCAAAGCATACGATATCTTCAAGGAATTACCTCTGATATTCAAAAAGATGATTTGATATTTTTGAAAGATTATTATCCGGGGCGAAAATTCGACAAAGCCAGATTGATTAAAGTTTTACACGATTCAACAGATATTTACTATCAAGAAATTCCATAAAATGAAAAAGATATTATTATTTCTATTTCTCATAAGCGCATTTGCCAGTGCCCAGGTTGACATTCAAACCAATTTTGAACTAAGCGCACCACTTCCGATCGATACACGATTTGAGGCGGCAACAACAATTGCCCGGGATGCATTTCCAAACGTTCAGAGGTGGGAGGGAATGACCGTTTACGTTTTGGAAGATTCTACAAATTATCAACTTGTCGGAGGTCTTAATAATTCTGATTGGATAAATATTCAAAACAAATTTTCGGGTGATAGCATAACCATAGGCGGTAGGGTTATCAGATTCAATGAATCAGAAGGGACATTTGAATTTGAAACAGGAAAAGGAGATGTAGTTTGGCAAGGAGCCCTGGAAAGTTTAATGCTTGCTTATAATAATACCGGTGCATTAATTGAAAATGGAAAAGCAATTCATTTCACCGGATCAAATGGAGATTCAATTCCAACTATCGGACTTTCCTCTAATGATGATTCCACCGCAATAGCACTATCCGGATTGGCCACAGTAGACATTCCAGATGGAGACTGGGGATTTATGAATGTGAGAGGATTTGTTAGAAGTTTAAATACATCAGGGTTATTAGTAGGCGAAATAGTTTATTTAGCAACAAATGGAGATTTAACAAGCACAATGCCAGTTGCGCCTGCAAAAATAATTATAATAGGAATTTGCCTTAAATCTCACGCGTCAGAAGGAATAATTTTAGTGAATTTATCGTATGAATTACAAAGAACATTTGTCACGAAAGATTATACATTTACGTCTCAGGGGATAGGATCTGGAACGTATTATCTAGGTGGTAATTATGATTTTCCTTCTACAGATGCAAATTTAACACAAGCATCCTCAACAGTTATATACGGAACTGCAAACGATCCTCACGGAAAGCATGCGTCCGTAATTGCTGGAGGTGCGGGCACTGTCGACACTGGTGTAATTGGGCTTAGTGTTAGCGGAGCTTCTTATAATGATTCGGGCGGGGTAATTTCAGCATTTGAAGATACGATTATTACAGACATAACAACAGTTGCATTAAATGAATATTTTGAAGGTAAAAAATTTGTGGGAGCTGTTGATTTTCAATTAATAGTAATGTCCGGCAGTCCGACAACCTATAGTTTTGATTTTAACTACGGACTCGCTAAATATGAAGATGTTGGCAATAAAGATTTCTATATTACAGAAATTGATATGGGATTGAATGTAAGTTTCAGTGACGCATCATTTAATATTGAAATATTACATCACAAAAATACCGGTTGGACATATGCTGCTACCGGATTTACTCCAGGGGATGGAATTATTGAAAGCTGGGCAAATACATATGGCCCAAACGATGATGTAATTAATGGCAATTGGTATGCTTGGAAAATTACTGATATAAATCAATTTATAGATGGAAATGGACCGGAGGGCATGCTCTTTAGAATAACAACCGGAGGCAGTAATACTATACAGTCAATGAATTTGCATATAGGAGTTGAAATTGAAAATTAATGGATAAGATTCTTTTAGAAACAAAAGTTATTGCAACCATATTGCTCACATTTTTTAGCTGGGTAGTAAGAAAAATTTTTTTAATTGAACAATATCAGGCAGTGAATAATACAGAAGATAAATCGAGAGATAAGCAAATTGAAACAATGCAATTAGAAATCAGATCACTTGGAGAAAAAGTAGATAAAGTTCTGGGCGTTGTTTCAGAACAAAAAGATATTTTAATGAAAATACTTGAAAAAGAATGAAACTGACATTGCTAAGATTTTCAGACGACAAAAAAGATAGTACAATTGGGCTACTTTATATTGATAATTTATTTTCAGGCTTCATTTTAGAAGACATTCACAGGGATGTAAAAGTAAAGGGAGTCACTAGAATTCAGGCAGGAATATATGATTTAGTTGAACGGGAAGTATTGTCACCAAGCGCTGAAAAATATAGAAAAAGATTTCCCTGGTTCAAATGGCACATTATGTTGAAAGATGTTCCTGAATTCAAATATATATACATTCATCCCGGCGTACACAGCAGACATACGGACGGATGTTTACTGACAGGCATGGCTATTCATACCGAAAAAGATGGAGCTAGATATGTTGCACATAGTTCATTAGCCTACGAAAAGATTTACAAAAAAGTAATTCCTGAAATAAGAACTAATGGCGCTAAGATCGAAATCATTGACGAAAAAACATTAAAAGAAAAAATGAATGTGGTATGAAATAGCACTTATTTTCTTTGGTTTCATTTGCGGAATGATCACAATGTGGTATTTGGTAAAACCTGCTTTAGGTGATGATTACGAAATCAATCGACCAAAAGTAAAAGGTAGAAATAATATTTTAGATGTCGTTCAAAATAATGAACCAAAGAAAAAAAGGTTTCAATTTTTGCGAAAGAAAAAAAAATAGTTTTAATTTACTTGTAATTAGACTCAATATAAATAAAAACCATGTTTGAATTCCTTCAAAACCTCGATGCAAGTTCAATTGGAAATGTCATATTATCAGCACTCGCTATATTTGGAGGTGGTTTTCTCCTGAAATTCAAAAGCAAATTTACCAAAGCAGTAAAATTGATCAAAGAAGTTGTTGACGTAGCTGATGAGGCGGTTAGTATATCCGAATTGTTTGAAAAAGCTTTGAAGGATAACAAGCTTAGTAAAAATGAAATCGAAGAGCTATCACTTGGAGTAAAGAGATTTTCAAAAGAGTTGAAAGAAGTTAAAGTAGCGTATTTAGCATTGGTCAATAAAAAATAATAATGGATTTTACTTTAGCCAGACAGATATACGGGGAACCTTGGTTTATGGATGCTTATAGCTTCCAAAAGTATTTCCCTATGCTTGACTATTTCAGAAATGGAGGCAAAGTATCTGAAGGAAAAAAGTTAAATTCAACCTACCTTATAGACGCACAAAGTAATGAGGTCTTAAATGCTGATATTTCAGCAGAACCGGAAGAAAGAGAGCAGGTAATTTCAGTTACCAGGATAGACGGCCCAATCACCAAACACGGCGGTTATTCTCATTCAGGGACCCGCCGAATGGCCCAAAGATTAACTCAGAATGATCAGAAGGAAAATGTCATAGGTCATATACTTGAAATCGAAAGCGGTGGAGGTTCGGCAAATGCAATTCCTGAAATGGCAGATGCAATTCAAAACCTAAGTAAGCCTATTGTAACTTATGTGGATGGAATTATGGCAAGCGCTGCCATGTATATCGGATCGTATACAAATCATATAGTTGCATCAAGGGAAGATGATTTAATTGGTTCAATCGGCACAATGATTGAATTCACGGGAACTCCCAAACAGTCTGAAGATCAAGATGGAATAAGAAGCGTAAGAATATATGCTGATGATTCTTTCAATAAGAATAAAGAATTTGAAGAGGCCATAAATAATTTCAATTTCAAGCCAGTCAAAGAAAAGATCCTTAATCCCCACAATGATCAATTCAAAAAAGATATCAAATCAAACCGGCCAAAAGTCAGAGGAATTGAATTAACAGGTGAGATATTTCATGCTAATGAAGTCGTAGGAACTTTGATTGATTCAATTGGCCCATTTTCAACAGCAGTCGAAAAAGTAAAAGAACTTTCTAATAACGTAACTAATAAATCAATGAATTTACAGGAGCTAAAAAGCAAATACCCTGAACTTCACCAATCTATTTTAGATATTGGTGTAAACCAGGAGCGCACTAGGTGCAAAGCATGGATGAATTATTCATCAATCGATCCTGAAGCTGTTAAAAAAGGGATTACTGAAGGTCTGGAAATTGACGCTGACGTAATGACAGCAATGCAGGTAAAAGGAATGCAGGTAGCTACTCTTAAAGGCACAAAAGAAGAGACAATTGAAGATATTGATTCTTCCGCAAAAGGAAAAGAGGACAAAGAGTTAACTGATAATCAAAAAGAGTTAGCAAAAGCAGAAGAGATCATAATGAAAAGTGCGGGCGTTAAAACCAAAGAATCATGAGCGAGATAACTAACACTTTACAGACAAGAAATCAGCTCATTTCAAATTTTGATTTAAGCAAGTTTTTGCTTGGTTTCAATTCATTCGCACAGCCAGCGCCTAGTGTTGCAGCTTCCGGTGCAGACGTTGTTTTACTTCAAGGCGAAGTAATGGGAAGAATCCACGCTACAGGCTTGATAATTCCTTTAGTAGCAGCCGCAGTTGATGGAAGTCAAATTCCAGTTGGCATAGCTATAGTAGGTCAAACCATTTTAGATGGTGATACTGATGCGGTTAACCTGGTTAACAAAGGACGTATAGCAGAATCAAAAATAAATTTTGCCGGAGCGGAAACTTTGGATACAGTAGTTGACGAAAGAAGGCTCAGAGATTGGCTTAATGACATTGGCCTTGAGTTGATGGCAGGAGAAGAATTAACAGGAATAGATAATCAATAAAATTATGAGTTTACCACTTCAACAAACCAGAGAACTCTTTTTCAGAGCATACCTGGCAGCATACAAGGAAATCGTTCCTGTATCTTCGTTTTTGAGATCATTTTTCAACATCGAAACAACCGATGCGAAAACGATAGCATTGCAAGTTCAGAGAGGGTCTGAATTAATTGCAGTTGATATCCAGCGCGGAACCGACGGAACGCGTAACACTTTCGATTTATTCACTGAGAAAGAATATTTACCTCCGTTTTATAATGAGAATTTTGATGCGACCTCATTAGATCGTTATGATCGAGGCTTCAATCAGCCCGATTCCCCACCTTCGGTCATCGGATTGTTGGCCGGTGATGTTGCTCAAAAACTCAATATGTTGAGAGATAAAATTGAGCGAAGAAAAGAACTTCAGTGCTCACAGGTTTTTGAAACTGGAATTGTCACTATGGTAAATGGTGACAATATAGATTTCAAACGCAAAGCAGGATCCATGGTTGATCTTACTGGAGCTGGTGGATATTGGTCAACAATCACAACAGATGTTGAAGCGCAATTGATTGCGGGGGCGGAATTCATAAGGAATAACGGTAAAAACGGGAGTCCTATTTTTAATTTAACAATGTCAGGATCGGAATGGTTGGCTTTGAAAAAAACCAATTATTTTACTGCTATAGCTAATTTCCAAAATGTTCTTCTGCTTGATGTAACCATGCCTCAAAAGAATGCATTTGGTGCGGGATTAATGGGTAGGATTTCAGCAGGTGCGTATCAATTTAACGTATGGACTTATGATGAGGTTTATGAAACCGGCCCATCTAAAACCATTACAAGATACTGGCCAGCAAATAAAGTCGTAATGACTCCTGAAATGGGTACAAGGTTTACCCTGGCTCACGCTGGCGTACCAGCAATCATGCGAGATGTAAGAAATGCTGAATTCCCTGAATTTATCCAACAGCAAAGCGCTGAATATTGGATAAACAATTATATCGATCCAAAAGGAAAGTCTCACACTTTTGAGATTTTGAGCGCGGCGGTAGCAATACCGGTAACCGTTGATATGATTTACACAATGCAGGCTTTGGCTTAAATTCGAAATCATGAGCAAATATGTAATTAAAAAATCTGTCATCGGTGTAAGCATCGGTGGCAAGTATTTCGAGAAAAAGGATAAAGAGGTTTTTGATGTAAGCCCAAAAAGCGAAAAATCAAAACAAGGCAAATATTTCTCTTTGAAAAAGGAAGTTGAAGCGGCTTTTAAGTCTGGATTCTTAGCAAGACTTGAAGACAAATCAGAACTTTCATATGAAAATGTTAAGCAGATTGATGAGCTTTTATCAGAATATGAAAGAGCCTTGAAAATTTCTGAAAATGCAGGCATCAAAGCAACAGAAGCTATCGAGAAAGCCGAGAAAGCCGAGAAAGCCGATAAAAAAGCCGAAGAGGAAAATGCGCTGGAACTTGGTATAGTTGCGGATGAAGCGGTTAAAAAAGCTGAAGAAGCTAAAAAGAAAGTTGAAGCGGCTAAGAAAAAATTAACTTCTGCTAAAAAATAAATGGACCTCCTTTCACAAGCGCGTCAAGATGTACAAACTATTACCCAGGGTGAATTCTCAACAGATATCACCCTGGATGATGGTTTAGGAAATCTTACCACCGTGAAAGGATTAGCCACAAAGCATCATTTCGGAGTTGATCCGGATACCGGAACGGCTATTAATTCAAAAAATACTCACATCTCTATTTCAGAACAGGTTCTAATTGATGCCGGATATCCGGTAAGAACTGACAACGAAGTAGCCATGAAAGGTAGAAAAGTCAATTATACGGATAGTGCAGGAGTTGACGCACAATACAGAATTGATGAGGTTTGGCCAGATGAAACCGTAGGTTTAATCGTAATGATCCTGGGAGATGCCAGTTAAAATAACCGATCCTATATTGGCACGTAATTTTGAAGTAATCAGAGACAGGATTGCTTTAATTTTAGCTGATGAATTGGTAAATCAATTTGCATTACAACCTACTGAAACTGTTTTAAATGCAACTGTTTGGCTTGAAAGGTTTATTCCAATTGATAAAGAAGAAATCCCGGCTATCATAGTTTACACTAATAATGTAGATTATGATAATCAGAATCCGAAAGTGCAAAGAGGTGAAAATGTTTATTTCATCGATTGTTATGCGAAAGCGAAACATACGGACGCGGAGCAGGGCGACCAATTAGCATCAAAAGAATTAAGTCGTTTAATCGGAGTTATTCAATACATTCTTTCAAGCGAAGAATATGCAATTTTGAATTTTGCGCCTGGATTAATCCAAAGACGCTGGGTTAAAAGTTTTATAGTTGACAATGGATCAGGGCAGGGTGATGGAACTCATTCAATCAAAGGGCGTGTAGAATTTCACGTCATAGCAAATGAAGAGGTTGCAGATCCTGCCACGGTTGACGTAGGAGATATTTATTCTGAATTCTTAATTGATGAATCAGATAAAGGTTATCAAATTTTAGTACAAAAGACATGAGCGCAATAAGCACAGCAATAAGCGTAGATTCCCTTTCCAGGGTAGTTGGATATGCAATTAATCCAGCGAATTTTAACCCATTATCCCCAAACCTTCCAATGAGAATTGCAGTGCTTGGAGAGGGTAATGATGCGGATCAGGCCGGAATTGTAGACGGTGAAGCATTTCCATTTATATCCTCCAAAGAGGTAGGTGACAAATTCGGCTACGGATCTCCGCTTTATCAATTAGCCAGAATTCTAAGGCCAGTAACCGGAAACATCCTTGGGGGAATAGAAACTATTATCTATCCTCAAGCGAGTGACGGTGGGGCAACGACCACAACTTTAAAAGCGAGCACAACAGTAGCTACTACCGTAACTAAAAACGTCAAGCATACAGTTGTTATAAATGGCCGTGACAATATCGACGGTCAAAGATTCGATTATTTCCCCAGATTGGGCGATGATAAAGCGGCTGTAGATCAATTGATAATTGACGCTGTTAGTAATGTGCTTTCCGCTCCCGTTACGGCTACTCAGAGTGTTTCAGATATTGATTTTGAAACCAAATGGGCCGGTGTTAGTGGCGCGGAATTGAATATTAGTTTTGAGACTTACGGAAATGCTGCCGGTATTGTTTACGCTGAAATCTCAAATACTCCAGGATCCGGTGCGGTAGATTTAACCGCAGCTTTAGCGGCATTCGGTGAAAACTGGAATACTATTGTAATTAATCCTTATGTTGAAAACGATGCCGCAACGCTTGCAACACTTGAGGCTTTCAACGGAGATCCGATAACCAGAGACGCAAGATACGCACCTGAATTATTCAAACCTTTTGTTGCCCTTTTTGGATCTGTAGACAGCGACAAAGATGATGTAGTAGCTGTCACTAATACGGCAGCGAGAAAAGACCAGGTCACAAATGTACTTTGCCCAGCTCCGAATTCAAGCGGTTTCACGTGGGAAGCGGCAGCAAATATGTGCGTGACTTATGCACTAGTTGCAAACAATACTCCGCACCTTGGAAATGGTGGAGTGACTTATCCAGATATGCCAGTTCCTAGTGATGAAAACATAGGTGACTTTTCCGATTATGTGGCCCGTGATTTCATGGCAAAAAAAGGCGCCAGTACTGTGAATTTGACAAATGGAAAATATACCGTTCAGGATTTTCAAACAACATATTTTCCAGATGGTGAAACTTTGCCAAAATTCAGAAAAGTAAGGGATATAATTGTTGATTGGAATATTCAATACGGATGGAGAATCATAATGGTTCGCGATATTCAGGATAAGGCAATTGCTGATCCTAATGTAGCTGTCAGGGTAATTAATACAACCTCATCCAAGCAAGTAAAAGCATTATTCTTTACTTTCATTTCGGATGCAGCCGCGCGAGCTTTGGTTGCTGATCCTGATTTCAGTAAAGAAAATACAGTTGTCGGAGTTGGCGCGGGTAACCCTGCCAGACTTGACATTAATACCAAATATAAAAGAACTTCCACGGCTGATATTGTATCAACGGATGTTGAGGTTGATTTTGCGTTTAACATTTAAATAATAAGAGCATGACATTCGTAGCAGGCGATATAAGGGAAATGACCTATAATCATCCTGAAATTGGATCAGGTACGTTATTCACAAAATCAGGCGAAGATTTCACCGTTGATGAGGGCGGTTTAAGATCGAATGATGATGATGGCGCCATGGCCGGTGGTCAAAGAATCGATCAAATGAATGAAATTCCATGGAGCACGGAAGGAACTGTCGCCTGGGATGCAACCGGACAGGATGAGTTGCATCAGATTAGATTAATGGCAGGATCACCCATTGAAGCCACATGGACAGTTGAGCACATATCAGGCGCGATTTACCAGGGATCAGGCAAGCCAGTTGGAGATATAAAAGGAAATTTAAACACCGCTATGGTTGCTTTGAAATTGGCCGGTAGCGGTAAACTTGAAAAAATATCGTAATGCCCAAAGTAGACAGAATTCAAGCTGAAGAAGAATTTGATAACTGGTTAGATTTTAAAAAAATCAGATCATCTAAAAAAGAATCCAATAAGGATTTTGGTGAGCAAATAATTGATGCAATATGCGAGGGGGATTTGTCTATTGACAAAGATCATAATTTATCCTATAAATTAGGTGTTTCTTTAGAGGATGAAAATGGAGCTGAAAAATTATCTAAGCTGACTTTCAAGCCTCGTTTAAAAGTTCATGAATTGAATTCGAAATTAAAAGGTGTGAAATCTGATGATGGAGATGGTAGAATTGTGGCCTATGTTTCAGCTATTACAGGACAACCAGGCGGTATTATTCGCAATCTGGATACTTCTGATTATGGAATCTGTCAGGCAATTGTAATGTATTTTTTATAGAAAGCGGAATTGACACCGCGATAAAAACAATAGCAAGATTATATAAGTGGGAACCAAAAATTATAAATGAATTCTATATTGATGAAATTGATTGTTTTGGTTTAATATATTGGTTTAACGATGCAAAGGAATACATCAAAGAAATAAATAAAAGTTTGGGAGCACTTCAATAAGAGCTCCCTTTTTGGTTATGGCAACACAATTAGTAGTATCAACAACTTTTAAAGCAAAAGACCAGGTTACAGCTGCCGTCAGGCGAATGACCAGGAGCGTAACTACTTTTAGTCAAAAGGCTGTAGCTGGATTTAGATCTGTACAAAGAGCAGAAAGCAAGCTTAGAAAAGGAATCAGTAAATCAATTGGCAAATTAGGTCAACTTGGTTTAGCCTTTTCAGGATTGATGATCGCTCAACAAATTGCCACGGCAAATATTGACCTGGAGCAAAGCATGGCATCACTTCAGGCCATTACCGGGGCTACAGAAAAGCAAATGATAAGCTTTGCTTCACAAGTCGAAAGAGTTTCCAAAGCTGAAAAGATATTTGGGGCCGATACGGCGGCGGCATTTGAGTTAGTTGGTAGTGCAAAGCCTGAATTATTAGCGAGCGCCAAAGCATTGGGAGAAGTTACTCAACAAGCTATACTATTAGGCAAAGCCGGTAAACTTGAGACTGTTGAAGCTGTGAATGCTTTAACCGGATCATTAAACCAATTTATGAAGGGCGCGGATAGTGCTGCGATGTTTACCGATATATTAGCGACTGCCCAACAAAAAGGCGCTGGCAATATTGCATTCTTATCTCAGGCCATGGTAAATGCCGGAGGTACTTCGAAGGCTTTTGGAAATTCATTTGCCGATACGGTTGCTATTTTGGAAGGATTTGCAAAGGCAGGAGTTCCGGCCAGCGAAGCGGGCACCCAATTAGCTGGAATTTTAGCTAAACTTTCAACGGTACAAAATAAAAATTTCAATCCTCAATTTACCAAAGCAACGGATATTATAGATAATCTTGCAAAAGCTAATTTATCTTATACCGATTTGATAAAATTAACTGATGTCCGGGGAGCGAAGTGGCTGACAACCATTATTAATCAAAATAAAGCCGTTCAAGATTTAACAGGGAATTTAAATGAAGTTGGAAATGCGCAAGCCCAGGCAGGTATTCAGACATCCACTTTGGGCACAAAATTAAAGGAAGTTACAGCAGCTTTCAAAAATGCGACAAGTACAACTGATTCAAACAATGTTGCAATGAATGCAGCCAAGAAAATACTTGAATCTGTAGCCAATAATATGGAATCTATTATTGGGGTTATCGGCACTTTATTAGGTGCCTTTATTGCTTACAAAGCCATGATGATTGGATTCAATATTGTCATGACTGCAAGTTCAATAATTCAGGGGATTTACTGGGCATTTCAAAAAACAGTTCCCATTACACTAGGAGCTAATGCAATAGCGGTAAAAGCTTATACAGTCGTTCAGTGGTTAATGAATGCTGCGGTTACCGCAGGAGGTTTGGCAATGCAAGTATTATTGTCTCCTATTACTTTAGTTGTGACTGCAATAGCTTTGCTTGTTTCTATAGTAGCTTCATTTATCCGTAATTGGGAAATGGTCAAACAAGCATTTAAAACAGGAGGTATTTTAGAAGGAATAAAGGCAATTGGAAAAGTATTATTCGATTCTCTTTTGCTGCCAATTCAAAAGCTTTTAGAATTACTTTCAAAGCTTCCGGTTATTGGCGACAAAATCGCGCCGGCAGTCACAAAGATTCAAGGATTTAGAGAAGGATTAGGTTTGAATGTTGGCGAAGAATCCGAAGGACCATTAAATGCGGAGGCTGAAATTGAAAAAGTCAGAACTGAAAGAATCGAACGAACCAATAACAGTAAGATAAGTTTAGATATAAATAATAACTCTGGATTGGACGCGAAATTAGGCGGAGACTTGCAGGCAATACCCATCAATCTTACAAACACGAACTCATGGCCATCTTAGATTTAACGATATTTGAAAGCGGTGACGGCGGTGATTTAGATCTACTAAATGACGATCTGAATACTATTGAAGGATTGACAAACCAAGTTTATCTTGCTCTTTTTGGTGGTAATCGACAATCAACCGATGATAGCTTAAGCGAGCTTGACAAAAGAGGTGATTGGTGGGGAAATGAATATTTAGAAAAAGAAAACCAATTCAATTCTATATTTGAGCAGAAATTAAAACAAGTCGCCTTAAGTAGCTCAGGACTTCAAGAGTTGGAAAATGCAGCCAAAGAAGATTTAAAGTTTTTAGAAGAATTTGCAGATATTGAAGTAAATGGAAGCATTACAGGTGTGGGAAAATTAGAATTAATTGTAGATTTGATTGAGCCAAATAATTTGAGTACAAAAATAAAATTCCTATGGGATGGCACCCGGGGAACTTTGATTGAAAGGAGATCGATATGACAATTCCAACTTTTAACGAATTATTTACAAGCATTCAGGCTGACCTAAGAAATAAATTAGGCATAACTTCCATTATCGGTAAGGTAGTTTTGAATGCATTTGCCTTGGTCCAGGCGGCAAAACTGAAACTATACTATCTTTCCAATGCTAAAGTTTATAAAAACATTTTCCCGGATCAGGCCGATCCCGAAAGCCTTGGAGGTACACTTGAAAGATTTGGAGTTGTAAAATTAGACAGATTACCAACGCCGGCCACCGCAGGAGTTTATAAAATAAATGTCACCGGAGAAATAGCCGCAACAATCGCAGCCGGTACAACCTGGAAAAGTCTCGATTCATCAACCTCGCCAGATCATTTATTTGTAAATGATGCATCTTTTATTTTTACAACAACATCCGGAATAATTGAAATTAGAGCTTTAGATTTAGGTGCAACAGCTAGATTAGAAGTTGCGGACCAATTGCAAGTCACGGCGCCAATTGGTAATGTTGATTCATTTGCCGATGTGGCCACAATCGAAACTAGTCCAACAGAAGCAGAATCAGAGGAAGAATACAGAGATACAGTTATTCAGGCTTATAGGGAGGAACCGCAAGGCGGCGCAAGGGTTGATTATAAAGCATGGGCAAGAGATGTGCCAGGCGTGAGAGATTCATATCCTTATGTGAAGGATGGTGAAGCCGGCGTAATTGATTTATTCATTGAAGCAAATCCGGCAGATTCAACCGATGGGAATGGAACCCCGCCTCAAAGTATTTTGGATGATGTGGAGGCAGAAATTGAACCTTCAAAAATTCCAATGGGAACTTTTGATATTAATTATCTTCCGGTTATTCCTTTGGCGGTTGATGTTGAGATTTTAAATCTTTCTGACCTTTCATTTCTGACACCGATTAAAAACGCTCTTATTCCTGTTCTTTTTGAGATTAGGCCATTTATTGACGGGGCTGATGATCCGAATAGTAGAAACAAAGACAAATTATATGTCGCAGATGTGGTAAATGTTGTTCGGGGTGTCATTGGAATCAACGCCACTTTCGATGATGTTGCTGTAAAAGTTGACAGTAATTTAATAGTAAGTTTCTTTCAATTTGAAGATGATAAAATTCCATTCGCAAACACAGTTATAAATGTATGAGCGTAGTTTCCAAAATAGAATTTCAAGGCCAGTGGGGTTCATCCGGTTCGGGTGATGGTGAATTCAGATACCCGAAAGGGATAGTAATACTTGATTCAGAAGTTTTTATATGTGACCGGCAAAATAATCGAATACAAGTATTTGACTTGGCCGGTAATTTTTTACGAAAATTCGGAACGCAAGGATTAGGAAATGATAATTTCTTCTTTCCTGATGGAATCACAACAGATGGAACCGATCTTTATGTAGTCGATGGATCAAATCACAGGATTAAAAAACATCAAATAGATGGCACTTTCCTTTTAGAGTTCGGCAGTCGCGGAAATGGTAATGATGAATTTGAATATCCTGTAGGTATAAAGTTTTTAAATGGAAATCTTTACATAGCTGATAAGGTAAACGGGCGTATAAAAGTTCATTCACTTACCGGTACGTTTATTTCAGAATTGACAGGCTTCAATTTTCCCGAAAGCTCAGATATTATAAATTCCCTTTTAGCGGTTTCGGATTCAGCCAATAAGGAAATAAAGATTTTTCAGGGAATTACCCAGGTTGGTGATAGTTCATTTAATTACGCATACCCTACAAGTATAACCGAGGCTGAAGGGATCCTGGTTACTTCCGATCAGCAAGGAAATCAACTTGTTTTTTTAGATCAGGATTTAAAATTGATTTCTACCTTTGGAAGTCAGGGAGCCGGGCAGGATGAATTCTTTTTCCCAGCATTTACTTTTTATGACCAGGCAAATACAAATCTTTATGTTGTCGATTCTGGAAATCACAAGATAAAACTTTATGAATTTATAGTTGATGAGGATGTGCCTATCTTTTCTGGAATAATCAGAAAACTAACCAAAACACTATATCCGGAGGGCCGGGCATGGTGGCAAAAGTTAGGAGGCGTATTTGATAAATTGCATGAAGGATTGTCTTATTCAGAAGCCAGGGCGTATGAAGATGCAAGGAATTTATTATTTAGAATTCTTCCAGATAATGACATTTTTGATACTGATGATGCTGCAAATTGGGAAAGCGCGTTAGGATTAATTATAAATCCTTCACTTGATCTTGAAGATCGTAAAACAGCGATTTTGCGAAAAATGAAATTCCCCGGAGACATCAAGGCAAGACAAAGCATTGAATATATCCAAGGTCAATTGCAAGACGCTGGATTTGATGTTTATGTTTTCGCTGGCACATCAGTGGCCACGGCAGCATATTATGGAGCATTCACTTATGGACAATTACCATATGGACAATCAGGAATTCAGGGAGGATCTTTAATAGCTAATCATATTGAAGAAGATAAAGATTCTGCATTTGATTTTGGTGAAGAAGTTAATATTAGGGCTACATTTGTAATAGGAGGTCTGAATTTTGGTGATTTCGCAGATGTTCCCGCAAATAGGAAATCTGAATTTAGAGAATTAATTTTGAAATTGAAGCCAGCGCAAACGGCTGGAACATTACTTATAAATTACGTGTAATGAAAGATTTAAGCAATGTACCTGGAATAGATAATACTGATCCTAATTATGTCAATGGTAAAATTGTTGAATTAGTCACTTTAGTAAAAGAAGATATTCATCAAGATATTATCCAGCTCCATCAAAAACTTATGGATTTGGCGTCTATAGTGGCTAATGATAATCAAGATAATGAAGCGAACGGTTACCAGCTTTTGCAAGCCTTGATATCATTAATCAATTCAGAGGCTTATACAAAAACAGAGGCAAATGATAGATTTTTGGATGAGGCTAATAATTTGAGTGATTTGGATAATGCAGCTACCGCAAGATCAAATCTTGATGTTTATTCAACATCACAAACCGATGCGTTAATTTCAAATAATGTCAAATTAGGCGGGGGTGTAATAGCTGATGGATCTGAAGATGGCGGAATTACTGATATAGGATCATGGTCATCTGCTAAAATTTCAACCGGAATATATGAGATAACACACTCTTTAAATACTCAAGATTTGATTGTTATGGCCACCTCAAAAACAACTGATCTTATAGTATCTGCCGATGCTTTTAATAAAACGAATACAACATTTCGTATAAAAATGACTGATGAAAATAATGTCCAATTTGATGGAAGATTCAATTTCATAGCATTACAATGAGTTTCAATGTCAATAATCATGAGGTAATAAAGCTTACTAATACGCTCGACAAGATACATAGGTCGGCTATTCCGGTCAGTGTGCGCGGAGCTCTCAATGATGCGGCATTTGATATGAAAAAAAAGACACTTGGCAGAGAGTTCAGTGATAACTTTACAATCAGACGACCAACATTTATACGATCACACACATCGGTAAATAAAAGCCCAAATACTTTTGATATAAATAAAATGGAATCAAGTGCCGGTATAATTCAGGGAAAATCATTTGCCGGAGATCAATTAGAATTACAGGAAAAAGGAGGTTCAATTTCTGATAGGGATGTTCCAACTTTAGAAACCAGGGGAGGCGACAAAGCATCAAAACAAAAAGCAATGTTTTGGTTCAGGAAATTCAAAGATAAATCATTGGGGCAATTTCCTGCTCAAAAAGGAAAAAAGGTAAAACGGAGGGTTAAGAGGACATTTGTAAAGACAAAGTCTAGTTTACTAATGGTTGAAAAAGGTGGTAAATGGAAGACATTATATCATTCTTCAAATGTTAGGATACCTAAAAAGCCATTTGTAGGACCTGCTGGTGAAGCTTCCTCAAAGTTAATTGCAGGATTTTACGTAAAACAAGCAGAGCGAAGAATTAAAAAAGCATTCGGATGAACTGGCAAGACAGACTTGACAACATAGAATTTACCATTATCACCGGAGATGGAAAAGAATTCAAACCACTTTGGAGAGATGCGCAATTTAATATAAAATTCAACTCTGAAGGAACAGATTTTGTTGACATTCCAGGCACTTTGATTGATCGGAAAAAAAGACAGGGCAGGCAATTCCCATTAACTTTTTATTTTCAGGGTGAAAATCATTTGGACATATCGAGAGAATTTAATATTTCAAGTGCTGATTCAAGGCCATGGAAAATTACACATCCATTTTACGATGAGATAACGGCCCAACCTTTAAGCTTGAATTTTGATAATACCCAATATAACGTAACTAAAATTACCGGAATCCTATGGGAGACATTAGCTGAAAAATTCCCAACATCGGAAATCTTGCCAGGTAAAGAAATTCAAATTCTAAAATCAATTTTAGATACAAATTCAGCGTTAATTTTTGAAAACCTTATAAGTCCAACTCCTTTAAGTATTGAACCGGCCGGTATAGCTGTAGAGTCAACAGAGGCCAGATACGACACTATAACGGTAACGGTAGAAGATGCTACCAAATTAAAAGATGCGGCTAATAGCGCAAGCAGTGCGGCCCTGGAGATCATACAAAATCCTTTAAGATACGCCCAAAGAACACAGGATTTAATCAATCTGCCTTTTACTATTGAAAATAATATTTCCAATAAAATAAATGCAGTCGTAAATGCTTATGATGATTTGTTCTCTATTTTTTCGAATGATCCTATTTCTTTAGAAGTTCAGGCGAATACTTTGATTTCGGAATCTTGTAGGATTGCCACGGATCCCGGCGCAAATGATTATCAAAACAGAAATGAAGTATTGGATGTGATTGATAAAATAAGTTCAATGTATGATGATTTGTTTATATTTTATGATTCATTTCCTTACAACCAAAATGATGAAAATGCACTGAACTTAGATAATATCGTAAATTCAGCCCTTGGAAACCTTTTTGATATCGCTTTTGACGCAAAACAGGAGCGCACATTTTTAGTCGAAAAAGATAATAATATTGTAACTCTTTCACATGAATTCTATGGCCCTGGTGATGATAATTTGGATAGATTTATTGAGCAGAATGAAATTACTTTGGATGAATATCTACTCGTAAGGAAAGGGAGAAAGATAATTTATTTTGTTTGATTCAAAAAAAATCACGTAATTAGGGTTCGCATTTATAAGATGTCTTATTTTCATTAAAAAAAAGTAACATGAAAAACCTATTAAACTTTATGCTTTGCTTTTCTCTTTTGCTGTTCGTTGGCAATTCAGTAAGCGCCATTGATCAAGATCATTCACCGCCTGGAATTGAAATGCAATATGAAATGCCTGAAGGGGTGTCTGTTGTAGTATTTAATCTTGAATCAAATGCAAATGAGTCGGTATTAACCTCGGCAATGATCCTTAAAATGGAAATAAAAAGAGGGGGTTTATATACTTTAAGACTTTGGCGGCAAGATTCAAAATGTATTATTAATAATGCAACAATTACCAATAGCCCATGCGCGTTCAATCATATTTTGTATGACATGAGACTTACAAATGATTACAATCAATGTACTATACAGGTAAATAAGCATGGGGTGCCGGGAATTGAAACCGGATATGAACAGGTTTCCCAACTGAGTTTATATGTATAAAAACCTTTAAGGGACAAAGAATTTAAAACCTCTCAATCGAGAGGTTTTTTTATGTACAAAAAAAAGGGAGCTGTGCGAACTCCCTTAAAACCTAAACACCCAAAATTATAGAATGAAAAAACTACATCTAAAAATACGAATTATTTTGTAAATTGCAATAATGAAAATCAACATCAATAATGAATCATTCAAACATTTTCAGTCCTTCACTGTAAATCTGATTTATAATTCTATTGCAGGATCATTTCAATTAGTCGGAAAAGAAGATTTCTTTCCTGAAAACTTGACATATCCATTAGTTGAAATTCTCACAGATGATAATCAAAAGCTTTTAACGGGAACCATTTTAAATCAACCTACGACAATTACACCTTATCCGGATAGCATAACAGCTTCAGGATATGGATTGGCAGGAGTACTGGAGGATTGCCCCGTTCCAGTGAGCTCATATCCTTTGCAATCTGATAAGCTCTCACTAAAACAGATAGTAGAAAAATTTATTGAGCCATTTGGACTAAATGCCGATTCAGATATTTTAGATATTTGGAATCAACAAATTGAAAAGTCAATTGCCAATCCGACTGAATCAATCAAATCTTACTTTCAAAAGTTAGCCAGTCAAAGAGGATTGATTTTGACAAATGATCCAGATGGAAAAATTATCTTCACCAAAATTGATGTGGCCAATTTGCCAACAGTCGCAAATTTGATTGAAGGGAAACCGGGTTTTGAAAATGCTGTTTTAAATAAAAACGGTCAATCAATGCACTCTGAAATCACCATCATAAAACAGGCTTCTAGCAAAAACCCAGACGCCGGCCAAAGCACAATCAATAATCCTTATATTTCGGTATTTAGACCAACTACAAAAATCCTTAATTCAGGAACCATTTTTAATACTGAAACAGCCGCAAGAATTGAGCTCGGAAACGAGCTAAGAAATATCTCTTTGATATTTGAGACAACAAAATTAATACTACCTGGTAGCCTGGTAAATGTTCAAACTGAAAAGGTTAATTCAATTGACTTCTTTGTGGAGGAAACCGAAATTAAAGGAACCGTTTCAAAAATCAGATACACAAATAAGTGTGTTTTGCCTGATGTTTATAGTTTAGATCCTGTCAAAAAATTACTATGATATTTTCCAGAGTCAAACAAGCTACAGATGAATTTATAAAAGTTCTTCGATTTGGAAAAGATGATGTTCAAACACCTCTACCAGTTTTGCCGCACGGCTTAGATTCAAAGCCTGTAAAGGAGGATTTAGCAGTGACGGCAAATACTACCGGAGATGGGGAGAACGTTGTACTAGGCTATGTAAAATTATTCTCTGAGACACAAGAAGGAGAAACAAGATTGTACGCTACAGATCAGGAGGGAGCTTTAGTTTTTGATCTACTTTTTAATAATGCAGGGGAGTTAATTTTTAACTCCGGGGAGGATAATGCTGTAAGATATTCTAAGCTTGAGGATGCATATAATGAATTGAAGGGGAAATTTAATGATCTGGTATCTGCTTTTAATCAACATGTACATGCATCATCAGGAGCACCGCCAACTCCGGTGCCAAGTGTAATTCCAGCGCAACCAAGTACGGGGGATATTTCCCCCGCAAAGATTGATGAAATTAAGATGCCTTAATTAAAAATATCTATTTGAAAATTAATTTCTTTTTCAGTTTCATTAATTGGCAATAGATCATTTGTACCGCAAAATCCGTTACATTCCATAAGCGGTTTCGGCTCCCTGCCTTCCATCATTGATAAATCCTTATAATCTGGGTAATCAGGATGAGGGAGTAAGAACACTTGAAATTTTCCACTTTTCTTAGCGGCTTTTGACTGATCCTTTAACATAGTGACTGGTTTACCTTTTATGTCAGTTAATTCATGCTCCTTCATAGCTCTATTATAGAATGCCTTTGGTTTATATATCCTGAATAATTGCCAATATCCAATACCTCCCTGAACACACCCGCCCTCATCCTCATCCTTTCCAAGGCAATTATTGTTATGAAATCCAAGCTTATAACCTTCGGGAATTTCAATTCCTTCAAGCTTAATTATATTGATGCAATCAAGCTTTGATAAACCATGCAATAAAAGTGTAAATATTGCCTTAGCGTCACGGTGATTTTTAGCCAGCATTTTAGCCCTTTTTGGCTCGTCAATATCAAAACCAAACACTTGATGCTTAAATGATATTCTTTCCTGATAAGCTTCTCTAACTTCGCGTTTTAATTCAGTACTACAGATAGCTCCATGGGCAACATTCAGGGAAGTATATTTGTCCCATACATCATCAATACAACTGTATTTATCTGGGATAGCAGATATAATCTTTATTTTCTGCCCATACCATTTTTCACAATCATCTTTAAATCTGTATGTATCTAAATGCTCATAATGGGTGTCAATCATTACGACCTCAACATTTGGGTATAAGTCAAGCGCCAATTTACATGCTACAGCAGAAGTAACGCCACCAGACCACCAAGCTATTACTAATTCTTCTTTTTTAAATTTATCCATATTTATACCTTTTGAATAATCCCAAGACCATTTTAATGCTTCTGAAAAAGATATATTATATTTTCTATAAACATCCCACGCATCTAGCATAATTTTTGATCTATTAATTTTCATAGCTATCGATTTTTAATTGATTTATCAATATTAAATCCGGACTCTTTTGCATCATCATAAATTTTGCCAGCCATTTTTACGTCACCTTGTTTCAGGGCTATCTTATAAAGTACTTTTGCTAATTTGATATTCATAATTTTCAAGTTTAAAGGGGCAGAAGCCCCGTAAGTTTATAATTGCATCAATGCTGCTTTCATTGCGATTGTTTTGTAATTGTCTATCGCAGCATCCATATTGTCGAATCTTTTTCCGGTGATTCCATAAGGGTTATTTGTCAATTTAAAAACTTCTACATAATTAATTTTTCCTGATACAAGCATAATTGACCAATCATTTCCTTTAACTCTTATTACCTTCTCTTCGTATTTTGTTCCGTTTGATATTGTCATGATTTTTTGTTTTAGTTTCTCATTTGACATATACAAATATAACAGGATTCTGTTAAGCCACCAAACAATGAAGCAATTATTTTACAATAAACTGTTATTAATATTCATTATAAATAACAAAAATATGTCGTATAATATTTGCATAACAAAACAGTAATCTGTAGTATTGACAAAAAAATGTTATGAACGGCAAGGATATTATTAAGTATAATGTAGTAGGCAAAGGACTTGGATTTTCCAAAGAACATTTAAGGAAAGGCCGAAAAGTAAAGGATCAAGATAAACAACATGCCATTGAAGAACTTGAAAACTTCTGTGACAATTGGGCCGAAAAATACACCAAAACGAAATAATATGAGGGTTGAAACTACATTCACAAGTGACAATAAAATGATCATTGCCTATTCCGGTAAAATCATTTCAGAAACCGATTTAAACACCGGAATCACTAAGGTTTTTAAAGGCGGTGAATTCAAAACTGAATGGCCTAATATGACGGTTGACGAATTCTGCAAACGCCAAAAACACATAATCGAATCAGGTAAAATCATTGAGGATTCTAAACCTAAGTTTGAGCGAATTGAGCGAAGTAAAAAAGAACTTGATGATTTACTTAAATCAAAACCATGATCGATATAATCACTCAGCCGATAGCGGTATTTATTGTTGTTATTGGTATAATACTCATTATTTTAAATCAATTCCCAAAACCAAAAACGGAATAAAATGGAAAATGAAATTTTTGAAATCGTTGTAGCTGCAATAACCTTAACGGTAGTCATATTGACAACTGTTTTAATAGTAAGAAAACTCAAATTATAAATCATGAAAATTACAGGAATACTAATCATTCAATTCAAGGGCATAATGTCTTTGAATGAACCAAATCTAAATGATATCGTCAATGTTTCGGGCGGTAATGAATGCGGTAAAACAACAATAGCAAACGCAATCATTTGGTGCCTGTTCGGAAAGGATATCGAAGGCCGTACAAACTTTGAGATCATGCCATTGGATGCAAATAATATCATGGTCCCACAAATGGAACCAACCGTATTATTGGAATTCGATATTGATGGAAGAAACAAAACCTTCAAGCGCGTAATGACACAAAAATGGATAAAGAAACGCGGTCAAGAAACGGCAATCTTTGATGGATCATGTGAATCGGAATACTTTGTTGATGGTGTTCCAATGAAACAAAAAGATTTCATGGAACATGTAAACGATTTATGCAATGAAGATGTGTTTCGTTGCATTACGTTACCTTCATATTTCGCCTCCTTGGAATGGAAGAAACGCCGCGATATCATCACTTCGATTGTCGGGGATGTTGACGTTGCAAAAGTCAATAAGGACTTTGCCGACTTGGTTGAGAAACTCAATGGGAGAAAAATTGAAGATTACCGACTGGTTATTGCTCGTGAAAAGAAAGGTTACAAGGATGAAAAAGACCGCATTCCGGAGGGTATAAAAGCCTCTCAGAAGTTCCTTGAAGGCGCTGAGGATTGGACCGAAATTGAACGAGATATCAACGTTAAGAAAGTTGAGATTCAAATGATTGAAAAAAAGATCACTAACAAATCTGCCGTGTTGAATCAGTATAATAAAACGCTACAAAAGAACGCTGAAAAAGTCAGGGTATGGAATCAAAAAAAACAAACGTTTATTGATAATTGGACTAAAAACGAAAGGGATAAAAAATCAAAATTGCAAACTGAGATTTCGAAAATAGAAATTGATATCGATCTTATAAAGATAAATGTCAAAAAAGCAGAAAGATCAATTGAAGAAAATAAAGAATTCATTTCCTCAAAAACCGAAAGAATTAACAATTTTGCAAAAGAACGCGAAGCAAATAAGAAGAAATGGGAGGCCTTAAATAAATCTGAATTCAAGGAACCTGAAGATGGTAAGTGTGGGTCATGTGGCCAAGACATCATTTTATCTTATGATGAAATTGAAAAGTTACGTGAAAAGTTCAATCTTGATAAGGCAAATAATCTATTGTCAATTGTTGATCAAAATAAACCACTCATTAAAAGCACTGAATTTGATGAAAATGTAATCAAAGAGGCAAATGCAAAAATTTTGAGATTGAATCAAAATATTGAAGGATTAAATTTTAAAATAATTGATACTGAAACCGAGGCCACTTCATTGAAAAAAGATCATTCCTCAATTGATCTTGATGACTTGGAATCAGAAGCAAAAGAACTTAATGCTTATACGGATATAGATATTGAAATTGAAAAACTTACTCTGCAGAAAGCGCCTTCCGTGGATGCATCAGAATTCACCAAAGAAAAGCAAGCCGTACAAATCGAAATAGACGCCCTTAGAGCGAGGTTAACTAAAAGAGATACAATCAATAAGGCAAGCAAAAGCATTGGAATCTATGAGACAAGATTCAAGGAATTAGCTCAAAAAATCGTTTCCCTGGAAGGTTGGGAATTCCAGACAGAGAAATATGAAAAAGCATTAATGAGCGATCTTGAAACTAAAGTTAATTCCAGATTCCAGGGTATTTCATTTAAAATGTTTGAAACTCAGATCAACCAGGGCATAAAGCCTACGTGTGTAATCCTAATCAACGGAGTTCCTTACAATGCAGCAAATACAGCTGCCAGAATTCAGGCCGGTATTCAGATCATAAATGTACTGAGCGATTATTACAATGTGACCGCTCCGATCCTGATCGACAACAGGGAATCAGTGATTGAAATCCCGAAAACCAAATCACAAATTTTTAACATGACAGTAATCGAAGGACAAAAACTAAAAATATCATGAGTGCGGAATCAGAAAAAAACAAACAAAAGGACATTGCCAACAATGTTTTAGTGAGGGTAAATCAATTGCAAGAAGCCGGGGGCTTGGATATCCCCAAAGATTACAGTGCCGAAAATGCGCTAAAGGGGGCTTGGTTATATCTTCAGTCGGCTCAAGACAAAAATAAAAAGCCTGTTTTGGAGGTTTGTGATAATACGAGCATTGCAAATGCTCTTTTCGAAATGGTTATTGAAGGGCTTTCAGTAGTAAAAAAGCAATGCTACTTTATTGCGTATGGTACTAAATTGGAATGTCAAAAATCATATTTTGGAAATCTGGCACTCGCAAAAAGAATTTGCGGAATAAAAGCGGTTAAAGGCGCGGTTATTTACGAGGGGGATAAGAAAGGATTTAAGTATGAGGTTGATTTAAATTCGGGACGTAAAAAGCTAATTTCACATGCACCAAGTTTTGATAGTATTGATAATAATAAAATTGCTGGAGCTTATGCAATTGTAATTAATGAAGATGGGACTTCGGACATGGAAATAATGGCCATGAAAGATATTCGCATTGCATGGAATCAAGGTTCTGCAAAGGGCAATTCTCCAGCCCATAAGAATTTCCCAGATCAAATGGCCATCAAAACCGTAATGAACAGAGCGGTAAAAATTGCCCTTGCGTCTTCTGACGATAAGCATTTAGGGCTTGAAGAAAAATCGAGTACCGGAAAATTAGAAGATGCCCAGGAAGTTGAGACTATTGAAATCGAGGCAAGCAAGCCGGAGGTAGTTGAGAAAATCCAAAAACCAGTAGAAGAAAAAGCAGATAAGAAAGGCGAAACCCCTGATTTCTGATGAAATTAAAATGTTTGGGATCGTCAAGTAAGGGCAATTGCTATCTCCTTATCGGAGATAATGAAACCCTCATAATTGAGGCTGGTGTAAAATTTTCAAAGGTCAAAGAAGCTTTAAAATTTGATATTTCAAAAGTCGTTGGGTGCCTTGTTTCTCACGAGCATAGCGATCATGCCAAAGCCGCGCTCGAAATGTTTAATTCAGGAATAGAAGTTTATGGCACCAAAGGAACATTATACAAATCATTGAAATTTCATGATTTCAGAAATGCAATGGTTTATAGAAAGGCTGAAAGTATGGGAAATTTCGAGGTCACTGCCTTTGAGATAATTCATGATGCCGTACAGCCTGCCGCTTTCTTAATTGAACATCCGGAAATTGGCAGAATGTTATTCATAACCGATACGGCCAGCTTCAAATATGAATTCAAAGGCATAAACCATTTATTGATTGAGGCCAATTATGATGATGATATTGTTAATGAAAACAATATCAATAATCCGAACTCATTCAATAATATAGAGCGCCTTGAGAAGTCTCATATGAGCCTGAAAGAGTGTGAATTTACATGCGGTTATAATGTGTATTCTGGCACAAAGAACATTGTTCTAATACATCTTTCTTCAGGTAATTCAGACCGTGAAATGTTCAAAGATGCCATTAAAAAGAAAACCGGAAAGCCGGTTTATATTGCTGAAGAAGGATTTGAAATTGAATTGTAAATTTAATATAAATACTATGGATTTAGAATGCCCTTATTGCGAAAAAGAATTAGAAATCTGTCATGATGATGGATTTGGATATGAGGAAGGCGTAAAGCATGAAATGGAATGCGACAGTTGTGGAAAATCATTTGTATTTGAAACATCTATTTCATTTTATTTCGAGTCTGAAAAAGCCGATTGTCTAAATGATGGTGAACATATTTGGAAGGCACAAACTTGTTATCCAAAGAAATTTACAAAAATGAAATGTAAAAGTTGCGGTAAAAAGAGGATTCCAACTGAAAAAGAAATGAAAGAAATTTTATCTGAAACCGCATAATGCTATTTGACCTAAACCTTCAGTTCGACCGTGAATTATTCGAAAAGCGATCAAAGCATGTTTTGGACAAACGGTTAAAGATTGAACTGACCGTAAAGAGAGAATTAAAATCATTGAGCCAATGGGGATATCTTCATGTCTGTTATAACATGTATGCAATTTATGTTGGCGAAAGCCTGGAGATAGCAAAAATACATTTAAAACTTGAGTGTCCTTTCATGCATGAGACATATAGAAAATATGTCCGACTTATTAGTACTACCGAAATATCAGACGACACAAAGAAAATGACAGATTGGATAGAATGGATCCGTAATTACGCCTCAATGAACGGGGTATTCATTCCATCCCCAGACGATTACCGCCGGAACTGGATGCAATATGAAAATGAAATTGAAGCGTGTAAACCATATATGTAATGGAATCAAGAATTGAACTAATTGCAATAACCTCATCAATGTCAAGGGTTAAACCAAAAAATCAAAGCCCGGCTTTTAAGGTGTACTTTAAAGAAGTATCTGCCAAGCTTGATTCTTACATGACTCCCGAATTTAAAAATCGGATTGATGATATAATTAAGAAACAGAATAATAATTGTTGAATAAATCCTCAAACGAGGATAACAGTTTTGGGTGTTTAGATTGACCGGCATCGCGCCGGTTCTCAGTCCTCGTCAGCGGAGGGCAAAACGTTCTTTAAATGCTGGAAAAATAAACCCAATTACAATGGAAAAAGAAAACTGGAATCGAAGCGAATACCAAGGCAAATCAAGAAAGCAAGTTGAGGGATCAATTTATAATTTTGTAGTGTCATTGGCTGGATTATTAGCGACTCTATTTTTTGTACTTATCGATAAATGGACATCATGAAAAACAGGATAAAAGCAATAATTGAGGATAAGCTGGCAATTGACTTCAATCTTATAAATGAAGACGGCAATTTGTATGATGATTTAGGTTTCGATTCCCTAGATCATGTTGAAATCATTATGTGTATGGAGCGTGAATATGATATCTCAATCAATGATGATGATGCATCATCATGGCAAACAATTGATGATATTGTCAAGACTTGTGGGGATTACATAAATGCAAAGAAATAATATGGAAGCAAAAACAATCAACAAATACGGTAGTGTATCTACCAATAAACTTGTCAAAAAGGCTGAAAAATTTGTAAATGAATATGTCCGACTTAGGGATTCTGATGATAATGGTTATTTCAGGTGTATATCATGCGGTGGTATAAAACCAAGACATGAGTGTGATGCAGGTCATTATTTCTCCAAAACAATTTCAATTGTCAGGTTTGACGACAGAAATCTAAACGCAGAATGTCATTCGTGCAATTTCCATGATCCAAATCATCTGATAGGTTATAAAAAAAATCTCATTGAAAAGATTGGAATTTATGACTTTGAAGTATTGGAAAATAAAGCGGCAGGAAGGGATAATTTCAAATGGGATAGGTCTGAATTGATCGACATCATTGAAGCCTATTCTCAGAAAGCAAAGCAATTAAAGAAATCTAAAAACTACTAAAATGTCAGAAACTATTTTAAAATCATCAACGGTAAAGGTCATGCTATCCTATGATTACAATCATTTTGAATCCTCAATTCTCATTGAAAATGATGAGGGCTTAACCGTAAAGGAAATTGATGAGGCCCGTAAAACTTGCGCCAGGCTTTGCGATAAAGCTATACGCCAGTATAAAGCTGCAAAAAATATTGAAAGCCAAAGAATTGAATTACGAGGTGAAAAAAGACGGCTTGAGCTTGAGGTTGATCAAATAAAAGAACGACCAGAAACAAGATGGTCCCCAGAAGAAAAAGCAAAAGTAAAAGCTTTGCAAGACGGAGATTGGGAATTATCCTGGGATTACGACGATGATATGCACGATCAACCGTTTTAATTTTTAAACCATGGAAAAACATAAAATTGATTGGCTGAACATGCCAAGCTTTAAAGGCGAAACGTGGAATCCTTTTGTGGGGTGCGCCAAGGTATCTCCTGCATGTAAAAATTGCTATGCTGAAAAGATGGCTTTTAGACTTTCAAATATAGCGTTAACTAAAAATAAACCAACTGCTTTAGATTATTACGTTGATGTAATTAGTTGGGGCAAATGGAATGGTAAAACAGAATTCGTAGAACCTGCACTCGAAAAACCTCTTCATTGGAAAAAACCACGAATGATATTTGTGTGCTCTATGTCGGATCTATTCCATGAAAATAATTCGTTTAAAGATATTGATTCAGTATTTGGAATATTTTCGCAAACGCCACAACATAAATACATTTTGCTCACCAAGCGACCTAAACGAGCTCTTGAATTTTTTAAATGGTTTGGTAATCAGATAAAAGAAATCGGTTTTGATTCAGTTCCCTCTCAGTCAGATGATCCATTGCATTATTATTCACCTCTTGAAAACATTTGGATAGGTACCACGGTTGAGGATCCTGATTATAAAAAACGAATAGATGATTTATTGAAAATTCCGGCATCAGTACATTTTGTAAGTATTGAGCCGATGCTTGCTGGAATGGATATTTCAGATTATTTACATGATTCAGATTGCAATGAAGTCAGGCACGAAATAGGTTGTATTTGTCATGATCCTAGGGAAGTGTGCTTGGATTGGGTGATCTGTGGCGGAGAGAGCGGTCACAACGCCCGGCCAATGCATCCTGATTGGGTAAGATCAATTAGGGATCAATGCAAAGAGGCCGGCACTCCTTTCTTTTTCAAACAAATGTCTCAACATGATTTTAAAGATTTCAAAAATAGAGATTCATTTCCTGTTGATCTAAGAATGAATGAATTTCCAAGATTATGAAAAAAGAATATTCTAAAACGCAAAGTCGTAGGCGAGAAAAAAGAGCAAAAGACCTTGGGTGCAACGTGGATGATTTACCTGACTTGAGGGGCATGGGAAATCACGCTAAAAGCATAAATGCCGGAAGATGGAACAATAATAAAATTATTTCCACAGAAGGGTATGTAAAAATTAGAGTTGGAAAAACGCATCCATTAGCTGATCCAAACGGATACTGTTATGAGCATAAATTAGTCGTTGCTTCTGCATATGGTATTGATGCCATAAAAGGAAAGCTTATTCATCATAAGAAAGGCAAAACGGATAATCGTTTAGAGAATCTCGAAATACAAACACGATCATTTCATAATTCTTTACACAATGCAGAAAGAGGCAGAAATAAAAAGGGCCAATTTTTGAGAAGATCAAAATCCGGTAGTGAATTGGATGGAGCTCATCATAAAGAGTTTCCGACATGACCTACTGCATAGCTATATTTTGCCGAAAAATCGTAAACATAGGTGATTCTATCATTACCAAAGAGCGACTCACTCAGGGGGTTGTTAAAACCTTAAATAAGGACCATGCTATTTCAGTAGCTACAGAAAATGCAGAAAAACAGTTCCCAGGTTTTGAAATTGTGTATATAAACTCAGTTGTATTATGAATATGTTTCTTAAAAAAGTAGAGTGCTCAGGGGTTATCGAAAGGAAATATGTCGTAAAAGCCAAAAGGGCAAAAGATGATAATTGCAATAAACAGTGGGTTAGGTTGGAAAGTATTTTTAATGGTCATGTGATTGGTGAAAGAACTCTTTCAGATGGATATAATGAATGGGAGGTCGGGCCTGATGAGGATGGAGGAAATGTAATATACACGCCACAAAGATTTTTCAAAGCCTACATAGTTGTATTTAATGTCCACCGTAATCCAGTCCATGTCCTTCCTGAAGATGTGAAGATTATTGAATAAGTTTTATGAAAAGTTTTGATTGTTAAATATACTTAACGTAATTAGCAAAATGTTATTAAGAAAATTAAAAATATACATTGAGGAAACTGGCATTAAGCAAAAGAAGATTGCTGAAAAGCTGAATGTATCTGAAGTTCATTTGAGTTATGTGCTTAATGCGCATAGGGAAATTTCACCTGATCTTGAAATCAAAATTAATCAATTAATCAATTAATATTTTTTTGCCTAAATAGGTTAAAAAGACTTAACATATTTTAATAAATATGGCTAAAGATCCGGCATTTTTATTTTATCCTAATGATTGGTTAGGCGGCACACTTGGAATGACTTTCGAGGAAAAAGGAGCATATATTGAACTTCTTATGATGCAATTTAATAGAGGTCATATGACCAAACATATGATAGGTCAAACGGTAGGTCAACTATGGGTCAACATTGAGGACAAATTTCAAGTTGATTCTAAAGGACTGTATTTCAATAAGAGGCTTGAGATTGAAAAGGAAAAGCGTAAAAACTTTACTGAAAGTAGAAGAAATAATGTTTCAGGTAAAAATCAGTACTCTAAAAAAGCAAAAAAAGAAGATCAAAAATCAGGTCATATGAGCAATCATATGGAAGATGTAAATGAAAATGAAATTATAAATAAAAGTGAAATAAAAAATGAGCTGTTCGAATATTTCGAATACCTGAAAAAAGATCACGGTAGAAGTATTGGACATATGCAAATAGAACAAGCTTCAAGACTTTTAGATTCATGGTATAAATCCAATAATGATAAAATTCAATGCCTTTCACGTAACATTTTAGGAAATTGGAAAAATCTTCAATTTGTGGAGCCTGGAAAAATGCAAGAACAACCAAAACAAAAAGTTTCAGATAAAGACCTTTGGATACAATGATATTTGATATAGAAATAGAATTATCTTGGTTAGAGAAACAGCCTGAATGGTGCGGTATCATGGCTAAGGTAAAAGAGATCAACAATCAGAAAAACAAATTGATTCATAGGTTTGATCAAGATCCGAAAGAATGGATTCAAAAAGCAATCAATAAATGTGATGATGAAATAAAGTTCTTTGAGAACATCCTTTTATTCTGGTCCAGGACTTATAGCAAAATGGAATCAATTCCAAAAATAATTGATAATCAAGCTAAATTATCAAATAATGGAGCTAAGATTTTAGATTTAATTGAAGATTTAAAAGCAGCCTATACATATGATTGTAAACTTGATTTAGTACTGACTGAAACTTTTATAAAATTGGCAAATGAAAAAGGAATGAATACCGATAAAATGGACAAATCACTTCATGATTTAAGAATTATTGTTCGTGATTATCAAAAACACATGTTCAAACAATTGGATTCAGAGGTAAAAAAGGCGACGAATGAATAATAAGATAGATAATATCATAAAAAATCTAAGGTACAACTTACCTGGCCCCGAAACGATATCGGACAAAAAAGATATTCAGGAGATAGGTAAAAAATATGATGACGTAAAACACCTTAAAGATTCTCCAGGTAAATATTGCGGCATCCATGAAATATCAAATATATTTTCTTGGAAAAAAGGAATGAGCTATCTTTTTACAGGATCTCCAAACACAGGAAAAACAACTATGGTACTTTATATTTACCTTATTATGTCACTTAAATATGGCTATAAGTGGTGTATATGGTCGCCTGAAATGGAGGATTCTTATCTTAACGAGGGCGCAATTGAATATCACGCTAAAGACTTGATATTTACATTGATTTGGTCGATTGCTGGAAAAACACCTTATGAGTTTTATGCAAAGAATCATGGAATAGAATTATTAACTGAAGATGATAAATCCTCATTGTACGGATGGGTGTGCGATCATTTTAAATTTCTTCATCTTAGCGACCGGACTCCTGCAGGTATAATGGAAGGATTTGCGTACATAAATGATAAACACAAAGTAGATGGTTACTTAATTGATCCATGGAAATCAGTTAAGCAAAACATGGATAAACGAGCTGACTTATGGCTTGAGGATGCTCTGATGGATTTCAAAACCTTTTCATTGGAGACGAATTCAATCATGAATTATATTGTTCATCCAAAATCATTGAAAGATTATAAAGACCCAGATGGAAATTTTAGAGTAATAACTCCATTTGATTTAAATGGGGGCGCGGCGTGGTTTAATTCAATGGATGTTATTATATCGTTAAGAAGATTAGATGATCATACAGAATGGCACTCACATAAGATCAGGAAACAACACTTAATTGGGATAAGGGGCATGTATGATTTGGTAACATTCGATCCGAATACATATAGGTTTTATTTTGGAGGATCTGATCCTATTGAAAGAGCACATTTAAATTCAAATACCGAAACAAAAGAAGATAAAGCACCATTTTAAATAAATAATCATGGCAGTTAACACAACACTAGAATCAACAGACGAAATGAGCGAGCTAATCGCGCTAAACCGAACGGACACTAATATGAAGGCTTTGCCGGATTCATTGCAGAAAAAATTCAATGAATTATGTCAGGCTCAGTTTACGGCCGTATATCCTGAAATCTTAAAGGAAGTAAGAAAAGAACTAATTAACGCTTAAAATTATGAAGGAAGAATATCAAGATTTTTTAAACAACAAAATCAAGATTGCAGAAAAAACCGGCTTTGAAATTAAGATTTCAGATATACACCCATTTTTAAAGCCACACCAAAAAGAAGTTGTAGTTTGGAATGTAAGTGGAGGATGTCGGGCTGATTTCCTAAATTTTGGACTTGGAAAAACTGTTATTAACCTTGAGACAGCAAAGCAGATACTTAAAAAATATCCTGGTAAAAAAGCACTGATTGTTTGTCCATTGGGAGTTAAACAGGAATTTTATAGAGATGGGAAAAAAATTGGAATAGATCATATTGAATACCTAACTAATTCAAGTTATGTGACAGATGATCAAGATTACTATATCACCAACTATGAGCGCATAAGAAAAGGTGATATTGACCCTGATAAGTTTATTTACATCGGAATGGATGAGGCATCAATTCTTAGAGGTTTGGATACTCAAACAACAGATATGATCATGAGTGAATTCAAATCTATTCCTTTTAGATTTGTTTATACAGCAACTCCCTCACCAAATCGGTACCTTGAGCTTACCCATTACGCGGACTATTTAGGCATCATGGACCGGGGGCAAATACTTACCAGATTCTTTCAAAGAGATTCCACAACAGCCGGTAACCTCACTTTATTTGAGCGCCGTGAAAAAGAATTCTGGATGTGGATGAGTAGTTGGGCATGCTTCATTACCAAACCTTCCGATTTAGGATATTCTGATGAGGGATATAATTTACCGGCCTTGAAAATTAACCGTCATATGGTCTCGTTTGATCGGGGTGTAATCAAGGATAAGCGGGATAGCCAAATAAAAATGTATCCTGATTCGTCTAAAAGTCTTGAAGCGGCAGCGAAGGAAAAGAGAGAATCTTTAGAGGTTCGGGTTGAAAAAATGCAATCGATTGTCAATAAAAGCAAAGATGATCATTTCATCATATGGCACGATTTGGAGCGAGAGCGCGAGGCAATACAAAAAGCGTTAGGCGAAAAATGTAAAAGTGTTTACGGAAAGCAAGATTATGATCAGCGAGAAAAAATTATAATCGATTTCTCAGACGGCAAAATTCCGTGGCTGAGCACAAAGCCTACAATTGCCGGAAGTGGTTGCAACTTCCAATATCATTGCCATAGGGCTGTATTTGTCGGAATCAATTATAAGTTTAATGATTTCATTCAAGCCATACACAGGATTTATAGATTCCTCCAGGATAAGAAATGTATAATTGATATCATCTTCACGGATGCGGAGGAGGCTATTATGAAAGCGCTTGAAAAGAAATGGCATAATCATCTGACTTTACAAAGCGAAATGACTGCCATAATCCGAAAGTTTGGTTTGAATTCAGAACTTTACAGAAGTGATCTTTCTAGGCAATTTTTCACCAAGTCAAAAAAATATGAAGGAAAGAAATTTGTTGCCATAAATGACGATAATGTACGGGCAATAAAATCCTTTGAAGATAATTCCCTGGGTTTAATTTGTACCTCCATTCCTTTCG